CTGAGCTCTACGAGTTAATCTAGCTCTAAATTAACCCTAACAACGTCTTGTAAAAAACGCTGCCATCCCAAACTCGTTAAAGTAGAGTTTGACGGATCACGCCAGTCCCAACATGGAGCTGACGCAAGACGCTTTTTGTAGTGAACGAATCGCTGTCTTTCAGTGATTCGCCCGTCTCTAAGGTACCCACCAACAGCGGCCAATATTACCCCACTAGGGTTGTTCCAACCCTTATGAGGTTTTAAAGGACGCGACTCAAGATCTATCAAGTTGAACGAACGTTGCCTAGGGGTATATCTAGCATAGATATACGTACCTTGGTACTCTTTGCTCTCTTTGACAGGTCGTTTAATCAGTAAATTTTCAGGAACCTTTATACCGGCAGTATCAGTCTCCCATGGTGGTACAGGAAGAAATTCTAACTTCCTAAACCGACCCCTCGTTTGACCTTTCGGCCGAACCTGGGACGTCGGAAAAGTACTAGCCATAAGGAATCTAATAGTCGTCGGTAGAGGTATACCATGATTTGCTGACCAAACGTTGAGTCTGTTGATTAGTGAGTAACAATCTTGCGCGGTCTCAAGTTCGTCGCAATAAATGCCTCGAACATTGTTTCCGTTCCAAAAATCGGATCCGCAAGATTCGCGAAACGGCCCATAATTATAGCTCTTATCAAGATTGACCGTGAAACCGAAACGTTCAAGGAGATTAACGACAAGATCATATGCCTCACGGCGTACGATAATGTCATCTCCATAGACGGCCCAGTTACCCGGTCTATGTCCAAGTTTAAAAGAGTCACGCCCCTTCTGATCTTTACGACCAGTTGGAACAGGACCCCTTGAGTTGTTAAAGCGTTTAATACCTAAAGCGCTATAACACCCTTGGACTAAAGAGCTAAAAAGGATCGTCTGTAGGGGAAATGTAAAAGCATTCCCCATGGACGACACCATATGAAGCTGAACCTTCCTACCGTCAGGTAAGAGGGTATTGGGACTACGGCAGAGCGATAACCACCCCATAATATAGGGAGGCAAAAGCTCACGACATAGACCCAAGCTGATAGTGTCAGAAGCACTAGAGAGATCGATAGTACCAAACTCTCCTGTGATCGACCCTATCCGTGCCAGCTCTGCGTTGAGTACTTGCTGATGTGCGAGTTGGATACCACACTTCGCCTCCAGCAACATCTCCATCGCAAAGCCAACACCCTTCTGAAATAACATATTCAGAAGCGGCTCAGTGCATATGGTCCGTGAAATCTTCGCAGTCTTAGGGACGTAGCTAAGCTTGTTGCTGTCGACTTGAGCCATCACACCCATATGGTCTGACCGGATCTTTTCGGTCTCGGACCAGAGGTTATACATGGCACACGCTCGCTGATAAAGCGAGTGAAGCTGAGGGCTCGTTCCAGTCATTAGAGAGCAAGCTACTTTTTGGTAGAAACTCTCACCGACTGCACCAACTGATGCGCCGGGACCGACTCCGAGGTTAGGAAGGATTTGATCCAACCCAACTGCGTAGTCACCGTCTCGGTTAAACCAAAAGTCATGAATCAACTTTTTGGTTTCTCCAATTGCGACAGCTTGTATTTCTGTCAAATTGGTTACATCAATGGCGTAAGGCCTATCGCATTTTTGATTGGCCATTAGGAACTTATCAAGTGCCAGCTGGTCAGCGTCCGAGGACTTTGATCCTTTATATTTCTTAAGGATCGACCTCAGTAGCTGAAGTCCGGCAACTTGAGAATCTGAAATATCTGGCCAAAAATCAGGAGATTCCCCTTCGGGAAAATCAAGATCATAACCAGGTATAACAGAAAGCAGATCAGCTTGAAGACAGCTGTAAAGAACATGAGGACTAATGCCCATCTTGGCCTCTCCAGAAACGTAAAGCGTAAATCCCTGCCGATTTAGCGGTTGCTAATAAAGCAGAGAGAAAGTGATTTACATCACCCCGGTCACAGTAGTGTCGCCAACCCCAGCCGAAGCTTGGTTGAGACAACCGATATGAAATGACCAGGCAGCTCGTACGTTTGCCGCATCAGCCGTGTCGGCGCCAGCAGGGATATGTGCGATCGTTTCGATCAACATAACCGCTGAAGGCTGCCCACTCAGAGGGGTAACACCCTTCCGAGTGAGACTTTTCCACACGTTGCGCGGCACCGACGTAATCAAGCCCGTACTCGGATTCGGCTTACCCAAAACCTTAAAGGCTTTCGGGCGGACGAATGTATGAGTAAAGGGACGGTTAACCGTGGACGATGTATCGACCCCGGCCTGAGTGCCACCAATGGCAGTAACAGCGTATTGCTTGCCGTTACTGTCAGGAGCGGTATCAGTTGTAACCGTATACGTCGGACTGGTGAGGCCCGTTTGGGCAGCCCCCGTAACAGGGGAGCTAAGGGACATAGTCATAGAAAAGTCCTAACTGTAAAATTACTTGTGGAATGGACGTAGAGAGAAGTATTTGGAGGCTAAGGCCGCAATGTTGACCCATTGAGTATTCAAATCCTTATCTCCCGTAGGAGACTCGGTTAAGAAACTCGGTATGGACCAACGAAACTGGGGGACAACAGGTCCACCAGCATCACGGCTAATAACCTTTGAGTACCTCTCCACTTTACCAGGGTCCAACGACGCCGCGATATTCGAACCGGTTTTCGGAGACACGCACGCATCGCTCATTACTGAGCGGTACGCACGTTGAGTCCGAGAGGTCCAAGCAATATCGGCTGTGTTAACAGCACCAGCGTTTAGGATATCACCAATATTGGTGAAGTAGTCTACAAGGAATGACCACGGAAGAAGCTCCCACAAGGTTGGTATGAATTGTTCGGGTGTAAAGCCGAATAGCTCATTACGCCTTGAGATAGAGCTCACTGTGGAATTAATCTTAACGGCACCTCTAATTTGGCAAGAATAGTCTGTAACAGCTTGCTTGGAAAATTTAATCCAAGTAACAAACTGGTCAGCTATAGGAGCCTCAGTAGTTCCGCCGTTATAGTCTACAACCTTGTTTGTACCCGTGGCAGAAAGTTGCTGACGGTAGGAATTCTCACCAATGCGTCCAATAGCCGTAAGGGCGTCTTGGATATCACTAATAAGAGGTTTCCACCCGAAGCTAAATTCTAACCACGTATCCGCTGCAATCTTTTTAAGTTGAGCCGCACGCTTAAAATCATGGCGGAGTCTAGCGCTCTTACTACGAGCAGTAGACTTTCGAAGTGCCCCCGCCTTCCTCTTGGAAAGCGAGTCAAGGTACTTCGGCAGCTCATCGAAAAGAGTCTTTGCAGGTCGGCGCAACATACGAAATGTCTCTCTCATCTCGCCCGTGAAGATACCGCCTTGCATAGCTTGGCGAGTCTTCTGAAGGCGTTGGAGGAAGAATTTCGATGCCTGGCCTAGAGCAGTAGGATCACTTGCCGAAGGAGCCGAGCAGGCCACATTATACCAATATGGGAAGCCCGATGCAACTTCAACATGACGCACTACAGCAGGTGGTGGATCGTTCCATACAGCTGTATGGTTAAACGGTCGAATCACCCTCGTCATGCTGATCTCACCGTTAAAAACGGTGGTAGCGTTGCCTCCACTCCGAATGATTCTCTTCCAGTTCGGGTTTGTTACGCCCGTTCTTTTCTTAACATTGGAGAAATTATAATTACCTCCAGTGTTTTGTGTAACGATACCGTTCTGGGTTTCTTGCCCAGTCCAAGCAAAGTTATACAAGGCGGAATAGTTTTCATTCAGAGGCTTCACCCCTTTAGGAGGTGTGCCCTTATGTACTTTGGCTACGAAAGGCCCTTTTGGAACCTTTTTTGGCTTTGGGTACTTAAGACGCTTAACGTTGATACCGCCGCCTGAAAAGCCGATAGGATGCTCAAGTAAATCTGACGATTTCCGAGGGGGCCGCGTTTTTAGCGCGGCATACCAACGGCGACGTCTGATTATCCGTGGCGTAATTTTCACTACGCGACGAACCACTTGCATCTTTTTCGTCTTAACTGCGAGGATATCAACTTTATTAAGCATAGCGGAGCCTTAGCAAGTAGATCGCGAGATCTCTAGGGAAATCTCTCACCCGTAAGGGCGGGAGGGTCGATGGTTCACGACATTAAACGCGAACCACCGGGTCCTATTCTCTTACTTAATTTCAACCGGAGGTAGCAGAACCTGCTCGTTCCCAGCAAACATGCGATCGGTCAACAGATCGATAGCAGTATGATGGAGACGACGGATCTCTGTGACTATGCAAATGAGTTCTTCATTTGTTATCTTGTCAAAATCCCCGGCCATCAGGTCATCGAAAATCACAAGCCATGATCTAGTAACCTCAACTTGGAGGTTAAGATCAACTTCAGGCCAGTGAAAGACGAAGTCCCAAAGGTCGTGGTCATCGATAGGGATAGGAGTACTTACGTACTCCGACCCTACCGTTCCACCTTCGTGGAAGGCAAGATCCAGCGATAAGTTTGCTGGTATAGTCATTTTCATCTCCGGTTAAAAGAAGTATGGAGG